GAAGAGAAGTCACAGCAGCTTTTTTGATCACTTCACGCGCGATAGTACGCAGGCCGCAACAGTTAGAGTTTTATTTTCCGAGGACTTCGAAAGGTTCGGTTACGAAAAATGAAAGTCACAGCTTTTTACCCATGGTATAACGGAAAACATACCAAGGTACTGTATAATCTGACTAGGGGCATTCCGAATGCTAATATGTGTGACGTCAGGAAGTACGAAGAATGTGACGTCGCTATTATCTTTGGTCTTGTCAAAGCAGCTTATGCACCAACTTGGTACAAACAAAAGATCATAGACAAGCATAAAGCTAACGGGACGTTGCTTGTGGTGGAGTCCGCATTTCTTAATCGCGGCAAGTATCATGCTGTGGGTTGGGGCGGTATTCATGGCAATGCTGACTTTAAAAATACTAATATGCCTGGTGACAGGTGGAACAGCTTCCGCGTCAAACTTGTTGACTGGCAGAAGCGAGGGCCGAAAAATCCAATAGTTGTTTGTGGTCAATTACCGCGCGATACCAACGTACAAGATACTGATCATGTTGCTTGGGTTAAAGAGACCGTCAAGTATTATTTAAGCAAAGGAATTCCAGTTAGATTCAGGCCGCACCCTAGATGTGATGACGCTAGTATTTATGATATTCCCGATAAGCTATGGGATCGCGCAAAGATTAAAGATACATTGAAGACTGCGCGCGCTGTAGTTATTTATAACTCAACGTCCGGAATTGATGCTTTGCGTTATGGTGTCCCAGTTATTGCGCAAGGTTCGGACGCAATGGCCGCGCCGTTGGCCTCAAATAGTCTTGATCCTAAAGATTTGATCTATCCGGACAGGCGGCAGTTCTTCTTTGATTTAGCTTATACGCAATGGACGCAAGCGGAGATGAGGGAGGGCGCAACGTGGAAGCATCTTTTGGGCCGTTAGAATGGGGACGTGTTGAAAGTCAGCACGATAGAATACTCATTGTGTTGACCGGACCAAGCCTTAGGCACTTTGAACTTGATTCTTTACTGAAGCCTAAATACGCTGGTTTGCATATTATTGCGGTCAATCGCGCGATTGACTGGATGAAGCGCGTCGATTCTTTTTTCACGCTTGACCCTAACGACCTTTTTTACGATATGCTGGTTAATCGAATGTCTAAAAATGTGACTTACTACGCGGCGGTTCCTGACGATTACGGTTCAAGAAATGCGCGTTGGAACTCACATAGAGTAACACCCGTGGTAGGTCCGGTCTATCTCAGGCGGCTGGTTGGTTCCGGCTACATGAAATCCCGTCAGCTTTTATCTGATGACAAGCGCGCTATTCATACTGGGAATTCCGGGTGGGGCGGTTTCGGTCTTGCATATCATATGGAGCCTAAAAAGATCGGGATTCTTGGGCTTGACGCAACACGCGACGCATACGCTTATGGTGCGGGCCGTCCGAGGACTTCGTTGGAACATTTGCCTAAGTTGTTCGAATCAGCTATACCTCAGTTGCTGAGAAAAAATATTCAGGTGATGAATGGAAGCCCGCGAAGCCGGGTTTCATGCTTCAGAAAAGCTACTCCATCCGAGGTTGTCGAATGGCTCGTAGAATAGCTTTTGTCCTGGGCGGTGCTCTCTGTGTGTGGGATGACCTTGCAGCTGCTAGAGCGCTGTGTGAGCCTCATGTTATTGTTGCTGTAAATGATATAGGCACGGTTTTTGCTGATCAGATTGATTATTGGGTATCGTATCATCTTGACCAGCTGGCGAAATGGTCGGACATTCGGAAAATGAAAGGGTTGCCCCCGGCGAGAGAACTTTGGTCAGGGCTGGCGTCAAGCCGCAACGGTCCGAAATTTTTAAAGAGACATCCTAATAGAGGCGGGTCTTCCGGGATGCTGGCAACTTGCATCGCTTTGGATAATGCCGAGGCCACACACGTTATTTTGTGTGGCGTCCCGATTGATCCGGAAATGAGACATTTTAGCGATAAGTACAAGGGTAAGCCTTGGAAAGATGGCAAGAATTACCAGAGGCACTGGGAAGAGAAGCACGCTTATTTTCGTAATCGCGTTAAAAGTATGAGCGGTTGGACGGCGCAACTACTAGGCGAACCGACTCTTGATTGGTTGAAAGGTGATTTATGTTAGGCTTTAAGGCGCAATCTACTCATATGAAGTTAAAAAAGCGCGCGTATAAATTCAAAAAGTCTAAGGAGGTTGACCGTGTTAGGGGCCTTCGTTCCGGTGTTGAACGAAAAATGAAAAAGGGTTTCCGTGACTTTCTTAAAACTATGCGGTCTGATGAAAAGGTAGAGCAGCTTAAAAAGTTATATGATCGTGGTGACTTGAAGAGTATAACCGAATTAGCGGATGGTCCGATTAAAGAATACGCGGAGGTTTTGCGGAAAGCTTATATTGACGTTGCGAATAAAGAGAATAAAGACCTGCAATTAAAACTAGGTGTTGAATTTGTTCAAAAGATTGAAGTTGACCCTTCGATAAGTTTAACTTTTGATCCAGGTCAGCCGGAAACCGCAAACGCTATACGGCAAATGCTCTTGGAATTTATCAAAGAGATAACTAGGACGCAAAGAAATGCTATAAGAGAAGCAATGGCTTCAGCACTTGACGCCGGGCTAGGCTCGATTGAAGCGTCTAAAACTTTTCGTAATGTGATTGGACTAACCGTACATCAAACAAGCGCTGTTGATAACTACGCAAGCCTTTTGGCGCAAAATAATCGTGACGCTCTTACCAGAGTATTGAGAGACAGACGCTTTGATTCAACGGTTCGTAACGCTATTGAAAATGATGAGCCTTTGTCAGGTGCTCAGATTAATCGTATGGTTGATCGCTATCGAAGCCGTATGTTGGACATGCGCGCGGAAACGATAGCTAGAACTGAAGCGCAAGCGGCGACGCAGCAAGCGCGGCAAAAGTCACTTGATCAAATGACGGATAAGCTAGGTTTTGAACCCGAGCGGATAAAACGAGTCTGGAATACAACCATTGACGGGCGCGAGCGTGACACGCATCAAGCAATGGACGGGCAGCGCCGTAACAAAGATGAGGCTTTTGAATCACCATCAGGCGCGAAGCTCATGTATCCTGGCGACCAGTCAGCGCCCGCTGACGAGGTAATAAATTGTCGTTGCGTGATCACAATTGAAGTAGACGAATGATTGTCTTCACATTTTTGCATAATTTAAATCAACATTTTGTTTGTTAGCGGCGCTTGACGTTGTTTTCTTTTCAGGAAAGCTTGACGCGCGCGTTCACATCATGATATTTCTGACGCACGTTTTATAAGATTTTTGCGCGGTCACAACCGCTGCGGTAGCAACTTCCACACAACAAAAGCGCGGTTCTATGCCTTGGCAGTCAAACGAGGAGCTTCCGGCCTCTGTTCGGTCGGCGTTGCCTTTAAAAGCTCAAACAGTTTTTAGAAATACAGCTAATGAGGGATTTAAGCAAGGTCTATCCGAAGGCGACGCAATCGCGCGCGCTTGGGCTACGGTTAAAGAGACGTGGAAGCCTGGGCCGAATGGCGCGAAATGGGTGCAAAAGGCGGGCGCAAGACATACCCGCCAAGAGTACAAAATTATCCAAGAAATACACGATAAAGCCGTAGAGCTTGGCGCAACTTGCAACGCTGATAAAGAAGTTACTAAGGTTAAGAAACCGCTGTACATCAAGCGAGACCTTTTAAACGCAGACGCTTTTATTACATGGGCAAAGTCACAAGGATTTAAAACAACTGTGTCCGCTGAAGAATTACACGCAACTGTTGCCCTTTCTAAGCAGCCCGTTGAGTTCCCGGAGCCTTTGGAGGGTGAACTAACAATTCGTGAGGTAGAAGGGCGCACAGTTGAAAGGCTTGGTGACAAAGGAGCAGTTGTTTTAAAATTCAAGTCTTCAGCTTTGGTTAATCGGTGGGATGATTTGCGCGCGGCTGGTGCATCATGGGATTTCTTTCAGTATACACCCCATATTACGATTACTTACGATGGTGGTGCTGTTGATTTGAGCAAGGTCCAGCCTTTCCAGGGCGATTTGCTTTTGAGTAGTGAGATTGTGCAATCGGTTGACGACGATTACACTGACAAGCTTACAGAAAAGCGTATTCAAGCGCGCGTAGCAAAGGTAGAGCCTGAACTAGGGATTGTTTTTGGCTGGGCGATCATTTCAAAAGTCAAAGGTAAAGATTACTACGACACTCAAGGTGATCACATACCAGAGTATTCAATGCTCAGGGCGGCGGCTGGTTTTATGCGCGGCAATAGAACAGCTGGCAATATGCATAGAGTAGTTAGCCCGGCTTACAGGGCTGCGGAAATTGGCGATAAAGTTCAAACAATTGGTATTGTTCTTTTTGCTTTTCCTTTAACTACCGACATCGCGAAGCAAATGGACATAAAGGCGGATTTTACGGGCTTGATGATCGGAATGAAAGTTCATGACTCTAAAGTATTAGATAAATTCAAGAGCGGTGAATATACGGGTTTTAGTATTGGTGGTCGGCGCTTAAAAGATAAGGATGTAGATTAATGGCTAAAAAACCTAAGCGTATCATGGAAGATTTTACTATTAATGAAATTTCAGCCGTTGATCATCCTGCTCAGGAAGGCGCACTAAGGCACATCATTAAAGCAAAGAACGCAGGTGGCAATATGGCAGAGGATTATAATAAAGCTTCAGTAGTGGACTCAATCAGTAAAAGGTATATTGACCCGGTAGAGGGGGCAATTCCCTTTCTTGAGGCGCTTCAGTCTGAAATGGATTTTGAGCGTTACTACGATGAGATAGAGCAAGTCAGACCTTATCTGTACTCGCTTGACACATCATTACGGTCTATCGCTGGTGACAGTATGGTAGACCCTAATACTAAAATGACCATGATGCGAAATACGGTTGAGGACTTTATGACCTTGATCCGTAATTTGTGGTCAGAGTCAGAAGCGGTCTTTATGACCGCTGCAAACAAGGCACTAGAAAAGGAGACTGAAGAGATGGCTGCAAAAACACAGAAGCAGTTGCAGGAAGAACTCGACCGCGTGACCAAGGAAAATGAGGAACTCAAAGCCAAAGTTGACAAGGGTACTGAAGGCGATGAGGACCAGGCTACGCTTAAGGCCAAGATTGACGAACTAAACAAATCTCTTGAAGCTCTAAAAGCTGAACGTGATATAGAAAAAGCTAAAGCCGAAATGAGCGACGATGAGAAAGAGTTCATGCGGGAAATGGGTAAAGAAGAGCGTATGCGCTTTATGAACCTAAAGCCAGCTAACCGAAAGAAAGAGATGAAAAAATCTTTTGAAGATGATGAGGTTTTGAAGGTTGGTGAACGGACTATTCGTAAGTCAGTTGTTGGTGAAGATCAGTTCGCTATTTTTAAACAGCAGGCTGAAGAAATGGATAGTCTTCGTAAGCAGGCTGAGACGGATCGTGAAGAACGCGTAATGGCTGAGCTTACCAAGCGTGCTGATTCTGAATTCCCGAATTCACCAGGCACGTCTGTTGAGAAAGCGAAGGTCTTGAAAGCCGTTGAAGGCTTGGATGATGAAGTTACAGCGGCTCTAACCAAGATGCTTGGAGCTGGTGAGAAAGCAATTTCAGCGGCCTTTAACAGCTTTGGGCACAAAAAGCAGCAAGCTGAAACCAACGGCGACGACTTTATGAAACGCGTTACTGAAGTCCAGAACGCCGAGAAGGTTAGCAGAGAACGTGCAATTCAAATTGCTCGCAAGCGCTTTCCTGACGAGTTCACAGCTTATCGACAATCAGCCTAAGGCTTTTTTGAGCCTTAGCTAACTTGATCCAAGTTTATCGCCAATCAGCCTAAGGTTCTTTTGAGCCTTAGCTAACTTTATCTCGGTTTATACTTGGATCATTAAAATTTGCCTAAAATTTAGTACAAATAGAAACGCAGGAGCTAAGCAAAATGGCTATCTTTAAAGTACCTGAAGCTTTTACCTACGCTTGGAACGCTGGTGCTGACCTTAGTGCGGCGCTTTACAAGCTTGGGCATGTTG